GGGCGGAAATCCAACAGCAGTGGCTGGAAATGATTTTCATATTCCAGCAAATTCATATGATATTGTAAAATGTGCTACTCCAAAAAGAGTACAAATTATCTCTATTGATAAAGGTGCTACAAATACTGTATTGAATCTAAACTTGGGTGGCGGCAGACCAGGACATCCATTTGTTGTTGGAGACTACGTAACATTAACTGGATCTTCTGTTGCAGCTTATAATACAGGAATTGCACATCTAGAAGTTACGGCTATAACCGATACCAGCATTACAGTAGCACTAGATTCATCTGCATATGCAAATTTTACTGGAACTGCAACTCTAAATAATTCAATTAAATTCTCAGTAAAACCAGATGGTAATGGTGCTGCTGTTGGTCATGTTACTGAAGTTCAAATAGTAGGTGGATAATGGCTAAGCTGAGAGTTCCTACAGAAAAAGAAATTGCCAAAAAACATGGCGTTTCTGTTGATTACGTTATTAGGCAGGCAGAAGTCGGTTCTACTGTAGAAAGAGAGCACGTAACAACTCACCAAGAGGCTTATGGAATTGCTCTCCAGCATATTGCTGAGTTTCCAGATTACTACAAGCATTTACTAAAAATGGAAAAAAAATTAAAGGGAGAATGGAAAAACGGCAAGAAAGCTGTTAAAGAAGAAAAAGAAGAAGTTAGGTATTGCCATATATGTGAAAAACCAGAAAAGAAATCTGAATGTTCATATGGTCCTAGTGCATGGGAAATGAATACCAGTCTTTTGAACATGCAAGAAGATCATAAAGAAATTGCTTCTGGCAAAATCAAAGATCACGAAGGTTACATGGCAAACCTTGAAATGGATCAAATGGAAAGATCCATTGAAATGCTTCGTAAAATCATTCGTAAATCAAATCAACAGCTTCCTGCATGGGTCCAATCAAAAATTACACGAGCTGCAGATTTTATTGATACCGCAGCAGAATATCTGTCATCTGATGCAAAAATTAGCGAGCAGAAATCTTTCTCTCAGTTTATGAATGAAGCAGATAATGTAAGTTTTCAAATTGGTTCTGGACATAGTGCTGCTAGAAGACAAGCAAAGATTAGAAACCTTGCAGATAGAACAACAAGTGCAGGAGAAGAATCTGTTGCTAAATCTAAATTAAAAGGACCAGATTACAAAAAACCAAAACCACAAAAAAATGTGTATATTCAAAGAAGCGGTACACAATTAAATACTGAGGGGGCTGCTTGGACAAAAAAGTCTGGTAAGAGTCCTAGTGGTGGACTCAACGAAAAGGGAAGACGTTCATATGAACGTGAAAATCATGGATCTGATTTAAAACCACCTCAACCAGAAGGAGGTCCACGGAAAAAATCATTCTGTGCAAGAATGGGAGGCAATCCTGGACCAATGAAAGACGAAAAGGGCAGACCAACAAGAAAAGCATTAGCTCTGCGTAAATGGAAATGTTAATTTAAATAAAATATTATGAGTGAAAGATCTAGTTATAAAGGTAATCCTAACCTCAAACCTTCTAACGTACAAATACAATTTACTTCTGAACAGTTAGAAGAGTATTTGACATGTCAAGAAGATCCAATTTATTTTGCAAAAAAATACATCAAAATTGTTTCTCTTGATGAAGGTCTAGTCCCATTTAAAATGTGGGACTTCCAAGAAAAATTGATTGACAATTTTCATAAGCATAGATTTAATATCGCAAAGCTTCCAAGACAGACTGGAAAATCAACTACGGTTGTTTCCTATCTGTTACATTATGCTTTGTTCAACCCCAACGTAAAAATTGCAATTCTTGCAAACAAAGCAGAGACCTCAAGGGAACTTCTATCCAGATTGCAGTTATCATACGAAAACCTACCCAAATGGCTACAGCAGGGCGTGGGTTCTTGGAACCGTGGATCACTAGAGCTAGAGAACGGATCCAAGATTATTGCTGCTTCCACTTCATCATCTGCTGTCCGAGGAAACTCATTCAACATCATCTTCCTGGACGAATTTGCATTCATTCCGAACCACATTGCAGAACAGTTCTTTAGTTCGGTATACCCTACTATTTCATCTGGTAAAACTACTAAAGTAATTATCATTTCCACTCCAAATGGAATGAACATGTTCTATAAGTTCTGGCACGATGCAGAACGAGGAAAGAACAGTTATACCCCACTAGAAGTTAATTGGTGGGATGTTCCAGGAAGAGACCAGAAGTGGAAAGAAGAAACTATTGCAAACACTTCTCAACGACAGTTTGAGCAAGAATTTGAATGTACCTTCCTAGGATCTGTTGATACTTTAATCAATCCAAATAAACTTCGTACAATGGTGTATGAAGATCCATTAAAACGAAGTGGTGGATTAGACGTGTACGAAGACCCAATAGATGGTCATGATTATGTAATGACCGTTGACGTTGCTAGAGGAGTTGGAAATGATTACTCTGCCTTCGTGGTAATGGATGTCACCACAATCCCTTATAAAATGGTAGCAAAATACAAGAATAATGAGATAAAACCCATCCTCTTCCCCAATATCATAGATACAGTCGGTAAAAACTACAATAATGCCAATATATTAGTCGAGGTCAATGATATCGGTGGACAGGTGGCAGATATCCTACAGTTCGATCTAGAGTACGATAATTTGCTGATGTGTGCAATGAAAGGTCGTGCTGGCCAGATAGTTGGAACTGGATTTTCCAACAAGGCACAACTGGGAGTGAAGATGACCAAGGCAGTCAAAAAGTATGGATGTGCCAACCTAAAAGCAATGATTGAAGATGATAAACTTTTAGTTCCAGATTATGACATCATTAGTGAATTGACTACATTTATTCAAAAGAGTGATACTTTTTCTGCAGAAGAAGGTTGTAATGATGACTTAGCCATGTGTCTCGTAATTTTCTCTTGGTTATCTACCCAACCTTACTTTAGGGAGCTTACTTCAAATGATGTTAGGAAAAGAATTTTTGAAGATCAAAGAGAAGCTATTGAGCAGGATATGGCTCCATTTGGTTTTATATTGGATGGCTTGACGGATACTGAAACTACATTTGTAGATACTAAAGGAGATTATTGGACTGCTGCTACAGATGATAAATGGAATGTTGATGAATATGGTGATATGGCTTATATGTGGGAATATAAGTAGTTCAAAATATAAAGATAAATAAATAGTTTTGAGAAAAAAAATCTCATAGAGGTAATAAACATGGCGTTTGCTTCACCTGGAGTATCCATCAAAGAAATCGACTTAACTCCTACAGTCAATGTTTCAGATCAAAACATTGGTGCAGTTGTTATTGCTGCAGAATCTGGTCCTGTAGACGAGGTAATTTATGTAACCAGTGAAAAGGAACTAGTAGAAATTTTTGGCAAGCCAAACGAGAAGAATTATGAATCTTGGTTTGCTGCAAATACAATTATTCAATACGGCGGAATCGCTGCTGTAGTTAGACCATCTGGGTCTTCTAGCGGGTTACTCACTGCTAACAGTGATGGTCTCACTAATCTATTAGTAAAGAATAAAACACAATTTGAAAAATATTCCGAGACTGGAAATACTACAAATTTCAAATTTGCTGCTAGAACTGCAGGTGCAAGATACAATGCACTTAAAGTAGTTGCTGTTGACCACGGTGCTGATCAAGTTGTTAAATACGCTCCTACCACAGGAAAAATTGTAACATTTACACCATCTGGAACAGCAACTGGTGGCGCTGCTTCATATTCTAATGTTGCGTATGCCACAAATGGAAGTGGAACTGGTGCAGTAATCAATGTCTCTGTTTCTGCGGGAAATGAATATAGTGTAACATTTGCAAATTATGGGGAGAATTTTGTATCTGGCAACACCATTACAATTCTCGGCACAGCTCTCGGAGGAGCAGCTCCTGCGAATAATTTAACTATTACAGTTAATACTGTTGTATCTGATCCAGCAGTGGCTGCTGGAGATGTAGTTGTAATTAAAAATGGGGCAACTACAGTAGGAACTGGATGGGTTTATAAAATAGATACTACAAATAATAAATTATATCTTACTTTAGATGATAGCACAAAGAGAGTTCCATCTTCCTCTGTTGATTTTGCTACCTATAGCATTACAGATAATGCCGGAACTCCAGTAACTCTAATTGCCGCTGGAGATATTGAATTAGTAGAAAATGATTATTACGATACTCTAGAATATGCTCCAGGACTAAAGTGGAGAGATATTGCTCCTCAGCCAGGAACTTCTTTTGGAGTTCAAAAACTAGGTGGACGTTTTGATGAAATGCACATTCTTGTTTTAGACGAACAGGGAACTATTACAGGTGAACGCAACGCAATTCTTGAAAAGTATACCTTTGTTTCTAAAGCAAAGGATGGCGGAAATCTAGATGGAGCTTTAACATATTTCCATGATCTAATTTCTCAAAAATCTACATACATTTATCCTGGTGCTGGCACTGGCGTTAATTTTTATAGTGCATCCTCATTATCATTGGATAATGTTACTTTACCTGGAAGTTCTTCACCTACCGCAACTGGAGCTATTGCAGATGGTGCCGCAAGTAGCAAAGATAGATTATATACACTAATTGGATATAATAATCCTTCAGATAGTCCAGATGATGGAATTAGTTCATCTATTGGATTCACATTTATGAGTGCCACGGGAGGTGCAGCAACAGGATCTAATTACACTGCCACAGATTTAACTTCTGCAATTGAAACAGGTTATGATATATTCTCAGATGCTGAAGAGTTTAATGATATTGATTTCTTAATTCCTGGCACAATGTCTGTTCAGTTAATTAACAGACTAATCACTATTGCTGAGGCAAGACGTGATTGCATGGTTGTTGCATCTCCATCCAGATCATCTGTAACTGGTTCCGAAACAACTTCACAGAAAACTGATCTTATTGTTGATTTCTTTGCAAATGTTACTAGAAGTTCTTTTGCGATTCTAGATTCAGGTTACAAGTATATTTACGATAAGTATAATCAAAAATATAGATTTGTACCATGTGCTGCTGATGTTGCTGGCCTTTGCATTTCAACCACTATTAATTCAGAAACTTGGTTCTCACCTGCTGGATACAATAGAGGAAATCTAAGAAATGCAACCAAACTTGCATACTCACCAAAACAGTCTGAAAGAGATAGATTATATAATAGTGCAATTAATCCTATTGTTTCTTTCCCAGGACAAGGAATTGTGTTATTTGGTGATAAAACATCTCTAAATTCTACAAGTGCATTTGGTAGAATTAATGTTCGTAGACTCTTCATCGAAATTGAAAGAAATGTTGCAAGATTTGCTAAATTCCAATTATTTGAAATTAATGATGAAGTTACTAGAAGCTCATTTAAATCTGCCGTTGAACCTTACTTAAGAGGTGTTCAAGGAAGAAGAGGTATCTATAATTTCCTTGTGGTCTGTGATGAAACCAATAATACTCCAGATGTCATTGACAGAAATGAATTTAATGCTGAAATTTATATTCAACCTGCAAGAAGCATTAACTA